GGGTAACCACGAAGAGGCTGCCCGATGTGAAGCATTATGGGGACGTGTCCACGCTGAAAGGCGCGGAGCTGGAGCCCGTGGATGTAATCACATTTGGAAGTCCGTGCCAAGATTTGTCAGTCGCCGGTAAACGAGCCGGAATCCACGATGGCGCGAGATCGAACCTGTTTTTCCAGGCCATCCGGATCATCAAGGAAATGAGGGAAGCAACCAATGGACAAAAGCCAAGATATATCGTCTTTGAGAACGTCCCCGGAACCTTCTCGTCCAATGGCGGAGAAGATTTCAAAGCGGTCCTCGAAGCGATCATCGGCGTCGTCGAAGAAAAAGCGCCTGCGCTGCCTTCGCCTGAACAGGGGCGGTGGCCAACCGCCGATATTCTGGTGGGCGACGGATGGAGCATTGCTTACAGACTACTCGATGCGCAATACTGGGGAGTCCCCCAACGAAGGCGTAGAATCGCTCTTGTCGCAGATTTTGCAGGCGGCGGTGCACCCAAGATATTATTTGACAGCGAAGGCTTGTCAGGGTATTCTCCAGAGAGCTTCCGCGCGTGGCAGAGAGCTGCCAACGGTGCTGAGATTGGCACTGGAGAGACAGGCAGGGGTATCGCAGTTATAAACCCTCAGGGATCCAGCGGCATCACCATCACGGAGGATGTGACGGCTACCCTGATCGCCCAGGATCATGGAAACCATCCCGCTGTGCTGGATGAACCGCTGAAAGCAGCGGGCTTCCTGACCGAATCCAGCGCGACAGCGCACACCATCGGATATGAAGAAGAGAAGTCGCCGACGCTGAGGGCGGGCAACGTTCCCGGCATGGTGACTCTGGAACAGAAGCCATTCGGCATCGGCTCATACGGCAGTGAAAGCTGGAAGTCGGATAATCCCAAGGCTGGTGTCTATGAGGCAAAAACGGCCCGGACACTGGACCAGGGTGGCGGGACGCCTACACGTCACCAGGGCGGGGTTGCCATTGTGGAAACCTATGGCATGACGACAGGCTACTATATGCAGATCAACCGGGAACTGTCCCCGACGCTCGCATCAAGGGATTATAAAGATCCAAATGTGGTGAACGAGAATGGGGAGGCTGGCGGGGAGTATCGTGTACGCCGACTGACGCCTGTCGAGTGTGCCCGGCTGCAGGGCTTCCCGGATTGGTGGTGTTCCGATCTCGGGACAGAGAATCCGACCGAAGAAGAAATCAACTTCTGGATGGATGTGTTTGAGACCTATCGGAAGGTTGCCAAACCGGACAGCAAGCCGAAAACCAGAAGCCAGATCGTGAAATGGCTGCACGATCCCTACTCGGACGGGGCTGTTTACACACTTTTTGGGAATGGCATCGCCTTGCCGGTGTTTTATTTCGTGATGGCGGGCATCGTATGGGCGGATGGGCTGTAGATTACATGTTATCGAGAACGTATCGCCGCTGACGTGGATATCTGTGAACTTCAGAGGTAATATTGGGTCACCTGAGGGGCGGTGCGGCCCCAATAATCAAGAAGGAGGACAATGCCGTGCGCACATATTTCTACCGTCAGAGCGACGCAGCCCGCAAGCCATTCGTCAAGGCGGTTTCGGGAATTCTGGAAGTACGCCCACGCTACATCGGAATACCACGATATGCCTACGAGGTCGGTTTCGCCACGATCACGCGGGAAGGCAATATCGAGGTTGATGACAACGTAGACCGCGAGCAGCTTGAGGAGCTGATCGAAAAACTCTCCATGATGGGATATGAGGCAGAGGGGCAGGCAGTCCAAGAGACGCAGCCCACTGACGAGCATGAGACAACCATGGATACGCAGCCCGTAACAGAATCGCAGCTCGAGGAAAGCACCCAGCTTACCGAAAGCCCCCAGCCCACCGAAAGCACCCAGCCCCCAACGGAAGAAGTAGAGATCAACATTGAAACGGAAGAAACCCTCGCGGACGGTGAGATCGCCATGACGATCACTCTCTCGCGCAGTGTTCTGACGGACAGCGGACTGGAAAACCTGAGGAAGCTGATATACGCCAAGGATGCGATTCTCAGAATGGCGTTCGACATCGACACCACGGAGATCGAGGTCACGGAAGAGGCGATCAGTTTCCCCTGGTTCGGCAGACTTGAACCGGAGGAACTGAAGTACGTTTCTCAATTTCTCTGCGGCATGTGCCGGTTCGCCAACAAGATGAAGCGCGTGACATCCAAGCGCAGGGGGGACGACAATCCCAAGTTTGCGATGCGGGTGTGGGCAATCCGGATGGGGTTCAGCGGAGAGAAATACAGGGGACTCCGCAAATACCTCATGCACCGCCTGCCCGGTGACAGTGCCTTCCGCTTCGGTCGGCCCGAGGATCAGATCACCAAAGAGGATGTCATCCTCCAGCAGGAAATCGCCATGCTGGCACAGTAGGAGGCGACGAAGATGGAGAATACGATCACCGTTTTGATGGTTGAGCCCCATAAGCATCCGTACCTCAAGACCGTGCCGCACACGCTGGAAAACCTCCAGGCGCTGGTGGGTGACATGATCACGGCCACATACCCGTGGGAAGATGAGATCGGGTTGATCGCCGGCGATAACTCACTGAGCGATGCCAGTTTGGAGTGGAATCGCTACATTGACGAATACCATTTCATCCGTGGCAATTTCTACCTTGTGGGTCTCAGCCGCGATGATTTTACGGACATCCCTATGGATCTCGCGAAGAAGTATGCCGAGCTATTCTGGATGCCGGAGTCCTTTATCAACATCGGCGGTTCGCTGATGGTCATCAGGGAAGATGACGGCACGAAGCCCTCATTGGATGTGTAAAAGTACGTCCGGAGTTATCGCCAAGTACACCTGTCCCTCCGCGGTTTATTGTAATATACAGAAAACCGCAAGGGGGGGCAACCACCATGACAAACCTGGACAAGCTCGCACGCACCTACCGGCTGCCGCAGACCACGACGCCTGAAGACCTGGCCTGCAACTGGAGGCACACCCTGAACTTTGGGAACAAGGTTTTGCTCGCAGGCTACTTCTTCCGCAACCGCGAGAACAGCTACTTCGCGGCGATCTACACTCACACCGACGACGACCTTTCCTGCGAGGGTGAGATCAGGCTGACGGCGGTCAGCGAAGAATTCTTCCCCGATGAGGGACATTCAATCCAGTGGGCAATCACGCAGGCCACCACGATCAAGGGATGAGGAGGACATCAAGATGGAGCAGCTGAAAGAGATCCTTTTCGAGACCACGATGACAGAGCGGGACAACCTGATCTGGATGATGCAGCACGGCGATGAGAACGCCGAGAAGATCGAAGCCCAGCGGGCGAGGTTTACCACGGCCTACGGGATCATCGAGCAGGCGGAGCTGGAAAGCGAATACGCCGACTGGCTGGAAGAGAAGGCAAGGTAAACGACCAACACAGAGCATGGCGCTGCATGGCGCTGTTGCTCGTATAGAGACTGACTAACATCAGCGAAGGCTGGTGTTTTTGTTTTGGAGGTGTTTCGCCAATGGGAATCCCTGGCAGACGCCCAATTCCCTCGGCAATTAGAAAACTGGAGGGCAATCCGGGCAAAAGGCCAATAAATGCGCGTGAGCCCAAACCTGCGAAGAAGGCTCCATCCTGTCCCAAATGGCTGGAACCGGACGCGAAGCGGGAGTGGCGACGCCTGTCCCACAAACTGGAGCAGCTCGGCATCCTGACCGAGGCAGATATGAGCGTGTTCGCCTCGTATTGTCAGGCATACGCGCGATGGAAAGCCGCGGAGGAATTCATCACTTCCCACGGCTACGTCAGCATGACGCCGGCGGGCTATGTACAGCAGCTGCCCCATGTGTCCATCTCGCAAACCTACCAGAAGATCATGAATCGCTGTGCGGAACAGATCGGTTTGACGCCTTCTTCCCGCAGTCGCCTGATCGCCGGCGAGCCTGGCGGGAGCATCAAGGACGACATGGAAGAACTGCTGGGAGGTAGATGATGGAACAGAGACCAGACAACTATCCGAAGCTGGCGGATTACAAGCCGACGCGGTTCATGCTGCCCACGTCACACTATGACGAGGCCAAAGCAGACAGGGCTGTGAGGTTTATTGAAAATCTGCGCCACACAAAAGGCCGATGGGCAGAGGAACGTTTCTGGCTCCTGCCATGGCAGGAAAGAATCGTCCGCGATGTGTTCGGCGTTGTGACGGAGGAAGGTTACCGACAGTTCCGCACGACGTATGTAGAGATCCCGAAGAAGAATTACCTGATAGTTCTCGTTCACAGGAATGTGATCGTAAAAAAACTCACTGAATTGCTGGAAAACCCTAAAACCAGCTGCGCTACAGCGTGGGCATGAAATGGCTGGGCGCGAATGCGGCGAAAGCAGAAAGAAGCAGCTGGATGGCACACGGTCAAATCCTAAATGCCAACAGTAGAAATGGGCAATCAGCAGCCAAGCCCCGAACAGGGGAAGGTTCAACGACTATCCCATTCGGGAGTAGGGACAAGCGTCCCGAAGTGGTGAGCATCCATATGGATGAAGATATAGTCTGCGCTTCCTGGAAACAGGAAGGAGTCGATTCGACCGGTACAGCGTAGCGACCTGTGCCGAACAAATCGGGGGAAAAGCGAGCTTGCCGCTGCCATCGCTCTCTATCTTCTCTACGCTGATGGGGAGCCATCAGCAGAGGTTTATGGGGCCGCCGCGGACCGCCAGCAAGCCTCTATTGTGTTTGACGTAGCGCGGCGCATGGTTGAGATGACGCCAGCCTTACTGAAACGCAGCAAGATCATGGCTGCTGGGAAGCGGCTGGTCAACTACGACAATGCCGGTTTTTATCAGGTTCTGTCGGCAGAAATCTCCACCAAACACGGCCTGAACGTGTCGGCGCTTGTTCTCGATGAGCTCCACGCCCAGCCCAACCGCAATCTGGTAGACGTCCTTACCAAGGGGTCCGGCGATGCTCGCACACAGCCGTTCTTCTTCCTGATCACTACGGCAGGCACTGATCGAAACAGCATCTGCTATGAGTACCACTCAAAGGCGGCGGATATCCTGGATGGTAAACGCATCGACCCGACCTTCTATCCGGTTATCTTTGGCCTGGAGGATGGCGACGATTGGAATGCGGAGGAGAACTGGTACAAGGCTAACCCTTCGCTCGGCTATACCATCCAGATAGACCGTGTGCGGGATGCCTACCGAGACGCGCTGCAAAACCCCGCGGAAGAGAACGTCTTCCGTCAGCTCCGCCTGGATCAGTGGGTTGGCAGTGCGGTGACCTGGATTCCGGAACACATCTACGACAGGGGAGCGAGAGAGATAAATCCGGAAGACATCCGTGGCCGTGACTGTTATGCCGGGCTGGACCTGTCCAGCACCAGCGACATCACGGCCTTTGTCATGGTCTTCCCGCCAAAGTATGAGGGCGATGAATACATCATCGTTCCGCACTTCTGGTTGCCCAGGGAAACCTTGAAGACCCGCGTCCGGCGCGACCATGTGCCCTACGACGTCTGGGAAAAGCAAGGGTTGTTCCACGTCACTGAGGGTAATGTGGTGGATTACAACTTCGTCCGCAGGACCATCAACGAGCTGGGGGAGCAGTTCCACATCGTAGAGATCGGTGTGGACCGCTGGAACGCCACGCAGCTGATCACTGACCTTGAAGGCGATGGCTTCACCATGGTGCCCATCGGGATGGGGTTTAAGGACATGAGTCCCGGCATGAAAGAGCTGTACAAGCTGCTGCTGGAAGGCAAGGTCAACCATGGGGGAAACCCGGTTCTTCGCTGGATGGCTGGCAATGTAGTGGCCGAGGTTGATGCCGCGGAGAACATCAAACCCAGCAAGAAGAAATCCACCGAGAAAATCGACGGTATCGTCGCGCTCATAATGGGCATTGATCGCGCTGTACGGCATAGTCAGAAGAGCAGTGTGTATGATGACCCGGATAGAGGTTTACAAGTATTCTGATTGGAGGTTTGCGCTTGACCATCTTTGAAAGATTGGGGCTGTTCAAGCCGAGGGATGCCCCCGGCAGACTGCCCAACATTCAGGACAATGTCCGCGATTCCGGCACGATATTCGCATTTGGCAGGGCGACCAGCGGCGAGAAGGTGGACGAGAAATCCGCGATGCAGATCGCCACGGTGTATGCCTGCGTCCGTCTCCTGGCGGAGTCGGTGGCACAGCTTCCCCTTCACCTATACCGCTATACGGATGGTGGAACGGGAAAGGAAATGGCGGCGGATCATCCGCTCTACCCGATTCTTCACCGCCAGCCCAACCCGGAGATGACGAGCTTTTCATGGAGAGAGACCATGATGGTTCATCTGCTCTTGTGGGGGAACAGCTACGGGCAGATCATCCGCGACGGCAAGAACGGCGTGGTGAGCGTCTATCCGCTGCTGCCGGAGAACGTGGAAGTGGACAGGGACGACCATGGTGAGATCTACTACATCTACCACGCCTACACGGATGAAGCGCCGGGTGAGAAGAACAAGGACATCATCTTCCGAAGGGATGAGGTGCTCCACGTTCCAGGCCTGGGCTTCAATGGGCTGGTTGGCTTCTCTCCCATTGCCATGATGAAGAACAGCCTGGGTACGACGCTGGCCGTCGAGAAATATGGCAGCTCTTTCTTCAAGAACGGCGCTCAGCCCAGCGGAGTGCTGGAGCACCCCGGCGTGCTCAAGAACCCCGAGAAGATCAGGCAGAACTGGTCCGACGTGTATGGCGGCGCGAACAACGCGCACAAGGTTGCCGTGCTCGAAGAGGGCATGTCCTACAAAGCGATCAGCCTGCCGCCGGAGGACAGCCAGTTTCTATCTACCCGGCAATTTGGGGTAGAGGAAATCTGCCGCATCTTCCGTGTGCCCCCGCACATGGT